GGCGACCATTCGACGCGCCTTCCTCACCCTGTCGAAGAAGTTCCACCCGGACAAGGGTGGTAACGCGAACACGTTTCGTAAAATAAAGAATGCTTACGATAAGTTACGTAAGTAGTGATGGAGTACCCGCGAAAAATTAAAAAACTCCTCGTGCAGGAGAGAGAACTATCACGTCTCGGAATCAAAATACCCAAATATTTTGATTCAGAGTTTGAAAAGGCGCACAGGGTGTTCATGCGCGCGAGGAGGACCGCGGTCGATTACTTTTTCCTCACCGCGGAAACGCTCGGTCTCTTGACCCTCGTCGCCATGTCCGTGCACAGACTCACAAACGGAACCGAAACCGATCAAATATGTGCACATCCGTTTTAAATTTGTAATATACGATCATACACAGGGCATCCGCGATGTCGTGCTTCCTCTCCTCTTCGATGGTGACGTAACGCGACGCGATGGACTCCACGCGCTCCTTCCTCTGTTCGTAGTTCAGGTGACCCATCCCGAAGTGTGTGTGCATGGACACCGGGCTCACGAGGATGACTTTGTCGATGAACATGTAATGGAGGAGGGTTTGAATATTAGTAAATCCACCCGGAGGTTGTCTCTCGATCAGGATTACATCGGCGCTCTGGAAAAGAATTTTGTGTGCGTCGACGAAAAGTGGGACTAAGTGGGCGATCTCATTCGAGGGTGCGATGTATTTGTAGTCCTCGAGTGAAATTTTTTTCGCAATCTCGACCTCGAGGGGTTCGTTCTTTCGCGACCAAGACGCTAAGACAAGCCCGAGATTGTGAAAACCGATATCAATGGAGAGTACCCTGGGCATTACATAATAAACACCTAAGTCTCTTTAACCTCCTCTTCCTCCTCCTTCCCCTCTTCGGGGACGTCGACGAAGAGGACCCCGTTCTTCTCAAACTCTTGAAAAACCCGGAGTGAACCTTCCAATCTAAACAATTCTTTCGTCAACCCATCGATTTGGGTGATGATGTTTTTAATGTTTTCTTTGACGTCAACCTTGCTCATGGATAGAGAATTGGCGCGCATTATCTTTAACTATGATCGTCACTCGGTCGGGGTGTCTCGTGGAGGCGTCGTCTGAAATAAAAAAACAATTGACGGTAAGAGCGATCGTGAATGATGAATATGGATTCCCTCCACCGCCTTTCAAAGTTTTTAGACCTGCAACTAAAAACCGGGTGTGCATTCCCCGATATTTTCTCCCCGACCGACCCATCGAAGAAGACAAGCGACCCGAACCCACGCGCGTCGACATCGAGTTCCACGGACAACTTCGAGAGGCCACCCGTCAGGTGGAAGCATTTAATAAGGCTGTGGAAACAGGGCACGGTGTGCTCTCTCTTCCATGTGGGTATGGGAAGACCACCGTGGCGTTAGCCATCGCGTGCAGGCTCGGCTACCGAACGATGATCATAGTCCACAAGTCCTTCCTCGCCGACCAGTGGAGGGAGCGCATCCAACAGTTCGTCCCGGGTGCGAAGATTGGAATCGTCCAACAAAACAAAAAAGAGGTGGAGGGGTGTGATTTCGTCATCGCCATGTTGCAGTCGCTCTCCCAGAAAGAGTATTCATTCGGCGACTTTGACAGCGTGGGCACGGTCATCGTGGACGAGGCGCACCACATTTGCGCCAAGGTGTTCTCGCAGTCGTTGTTCAAAATGTGCCCGCGACACATCTACGGCCTCAGCGCGACCCCGGAGAGGAAGGACGGTCTCACGAAGGTGCTTCACTGGTTCATGGGGCCCACCTTTTTCGCCGTGGAGAGGAAAAACCAGGCCGACGTCGAAATGTTTTGCGTGCAGTACGAACACCCGATGTTCAAAAACCCACCACCGTGCACTCGGACGGGGAAATTATCCTTGGTGAACATGATCACCGAACTCGTGGAGTGCAGGGACAGGAACCAGATGTTGGTGAAACTCATTAAAAAAGCCAGCGCGGGGACCAGGCGTCTGTTGGTCCTCAGCGACCGCAGGGCGCACTGTGAGATGCTTCACCAGTGTTTCCCGAAGACGAGCGGGTTGTACATGGGTGGGATGAAACAGAAAGACCTCGAGGCGTCGAGTGAGAAGAAAATCATCATGGCCACCTTCAGCCAGGCCCACGAGGGACTCGACATCCCAGCCCTCGACACGGTGATTTTGGCCACCCCGAAGAGTGACATAGTGCAGTCTATCGGCCGTGTGATGAGAGAGACCAAAGGCAAAAACAACAATCCACACATTTACGACATACGCGACGAGTGGAGCATCTTGGTGGCGATGTATTACAAGAGGCTCAAGGTGTACAAACAGGGTGGGTTCAAAATTCACGCCCCGAGGGAACAGCCCAAGGCTGACGATTTCCCGAGTGGAAAATTCTTGTTCAAAATGTAATCTCACGTTAACAGTAGTAATGTCAACCATCGTATTGACGAGCAAGGGCATCCAAGATGCCTACTTGGACACGAACGATCTCGACTCGAGCATCTACCGCACTAAATTCAAGCGCCGCACCCCGTTCTCTCAGGCGCCGAGATATGTGAAGACGCTCACGGAGACGGACAACACCGTCGTGTTCCCGTCCATCGCCGACCTCGTCGACGGTGCGTGGTTCGAGGGCGATCACATCGCGACGAAGATGTTTTACGGTTCCACCATCGACTTTTACATCGGTGGGGTCAAGATCGACAGCCACCCGTACGAATTCCTCGCGGACGTTTGGGGGAGTTACATGGCCGACACGTACACGCGCTCGCAGGAGTTGAACAACAAGACCACACAAACGACGGAGAACTTCGTGCCCTTGCACTTCTTTTGGTGCAACACCAACGCCTTCCTCCCCCTGTGTGCGCTCTCCATGCACGAGTGCAAAATCGTCATCCACTGGGACGCCACCCACCTGGCCACCCTCACGCCGGCGGAGAAGGAGGCGAAATTCTACGTCAACGCCATCTGGCTCGACACCGCGGAGAGAGCGTCCCTCGTGAGTCGGCCGATGGATTTCATGATTACCCAAGTTCAAAATCTCGTGCACTCCATGGAAAATCGGGTGGTCACCAGAAACGAAGAAAACGTCATCACGGACATCACGTCGTCCATCGAATCCATTCAATTGTCGCAATTCCAACACCCCGTGCGCTCCCTGTTTTTCGGCTTCAGGTCACTGCAAGAAGACGACGTCAACGACCGCTTTACGTTCAGTTCTAGCGACCTGCTCATCAACGGCGTTCCCCTGTTTGAGAAAATGACACCGATGTATCATCACGTGGTCCAAAACTACATGCACAGCAAACATGGGATCATCTCCTTCGATGACGTCAACAAGTGTCCGTTCTACACCAGATTCTACGCCTTCCACTTTTGCAGAGACGCGAGCGATTACACCTCCCCCGGGGCGTGCAATTTCTCCATGCTCGGGGAGAGCAAACTCATCCTCCGCGACATCGAGGTCGGGGATGAACGAACGAACATGGCGGAGAACGACATTCGTGTCTTCGCGGTGTCTTGGCAAGTCCTGAGAATTTCGAACGGCCTCGGGGGTATCTTGTTTTCGTAAAATAAATTTTCGTCCACTAAAGTAGTAGGATGCCGTTCATTGGTAATACCGGTAAACTCGACCAGATTTACCTGCAGAGGTTAGATCCACAAAATGTCGAGAACCAGGTTCGGAACATCGAGAATCTCTTCACAGGAGATGTCGAGGCATCGAATTTGTTCTCGAGCAACCTGGTGTTGAGAAATGACACCATATTCAACCCAACACACAACTTCGAACTAGGCTCTAACCTGTGGATGGATGATTACCGAGACGATGGTCTCACCATGCGAGTGTTCAAAGATACCCGAATGGACAGGTTATTCGTCGATCAGGCGATCGGTATCAATAACATCAACCCGACACACGACCTGGATATCGGGGACAAGTTCTTCGTCGATTTAAATCCAGCGGCGACGAATCTCGTCGTCGCCAGAGGTCGAGTGCAGGCCGACAGCATCGTCTCTTCGGGATTTACCACGGAAAAGGTCATCATAGACGACGACGCGGAGGACGTCCTCACGGTGAGTGGGAATATTTTGGCACAAAAAGTCACCGCCATCGACGGTCTCTCGTTCGGTTCGAACATTCTTTTGTCAGATTTGGGGTCGAACGTGCTCGACCTCAAGGGGAACGTCAACGCGGTGGCGAATAATTTTAGAATCACGGGGAATTTATACGTCACCGGGAATGTCATCATCACGGATAACTCCGAATACTCGCAACAAGAAAACTTAGCCATAGAGAATTCCATCATAGAGGTGGGTGTGAACGGGGGGCAAGACAACGATACGGCGATCATCTTTCACCAATATAACACATCAAACGTTTTGGTGGGTTACCTGCACAGTGCGAGTGGAGAGGAGTTGGCCATCGGTCGCACGAACAATGGTCCGGCGGAGACGAACATGACTATCGAACCCGTGAATGGCGAGAGGGTGAACGTGCACGTCTACGGCTCTCTGTGGGCCTCCAACGCCCTCACCGCGGGGTCGAACACGAATCCCCACCCCGACCACCACTTGGTCGTCGGTGCGAACGTGTTTTTACAAGACGACGGCGTGTACTCGGTGTATAACGTCGCCAACACCTATAGCGAGTATTTCACCGCCGGGGAGGGCATCAACGTGGGTTCGAACGTCGTGATTCGAGACAGCACGGCTTCCAATGTGTTCCAAGTCACCGGGAACGCCTCCTTTTCGAACATTTTCACGGATCACAAAATCGTCATCGCCAACACGAACCCCT